CAAGAGCTCGTAATTATCTTGTAGATGAGTTTCTCCGTTCTGATTTTACTCACCTATTGTTTATTGATAGCGACATTCATTACAACCCACAGGATGTAATTGCGATGTTAGCTTTAGAAAAAGATGTTATTGGTGGCCCCTATCCAAAGAAATCAATTAATTGGAGTAATGTGGCACAAGCGGCAAGAAATCATCCTAATTTAGAACCAAAAGAACTTGAAACCTTGGTTGGTGAATATGTCTTTAATGTGGTTTCTGGAACAAAACAGTTTCAGGTTACAGACCCATTAGAAGTGCTAGAAATTGGCACAGGTTATATGATGGTGAAGCGTGAAGTTTTCCACAAAATGGAAAAAGAATATCCAATGATTCGTTATAAGCCAGACCATGTAGGTCAAGCAAACTTTGATGGCTCTAGATATATTCATGCATACTTTGATACTGTGATTGATAGCAAAGGATCAATTACTGATGGTGGTTCTGACCGCTATCTAAGTGAAGATTATATGTTCTGCCAGATGTGGCGTAAAATGGGTGGTACAATTCATTTATGTCCTTGGATGAAAACTCAGCACATTGGTACCTATGCGTTTACTGGTAACATGCCTGCTGTAGCACAATACACAGGTCGTCTATGACAAGTAAAGTAGTAAAAGAATCTCAAACAGCCACAACTGGTGGTCGCAAGTTTGATGGTGGTAAACTACAATATAGTTTATTACCACCGCTTGCACTTAAAGCTGTTGTTGATGTATTAACCTTTGGTGCTCAGAAGTATGAACCTGATAATTGGAAACATGTACCAGATTCCAAACGCAGGTACTTTGATGCAGCTCAAAGGCATTTGTGGGCATGGAAAGAAGGCGAACAAATTGATCCTGAATCTGGCAAACATCATCTAGCTCATGCTCTATGTTGCTTGACATTCTTATATGAACATGATATAATGTATTCTGTTGATGATAAATCTTAATTATGGAGTGATGTATGAAATTATCTAATGAAACCGTAGCAATCTTAAAGAACTTTGGTGCAATCAATCAAGGTATTCTTTTCAAACCAGGCAAAACACTTAAAACGGTGTCTAGCCATAAAAACATTCTAGCTGAAGTATCTATCAAAGAAGATATTCCCGCTGAGTTTGGCATCTATGACTTAAACAATTTTCTGTCGGTCATCTCTCTACACAAAGATGATCCGTCATTTGAGTTTGATGAGAAACAAGTTACAATCGTTGGCAACAAAGGTCGTAGCAAAATCAAATATCGCTTTACTCCATCTAATATGATTGTTACTCCACCTGAGAAACAGTTGACGATGCCTGATGCAGAAATTAAGTTTGACCTTACTGCTGAAGATTTTGATTGGGTCATGCGAGCTGCCAGCGTTCTTTCTTCACCACAAGTTGCAATTGAATCTGATGGTAAAAAAGTAAGTATTGTTACACTTGATTTACAAAATGATTCAGCACACACCGATGCTCTAGAAATTTCAGAAGGCAATGGCAATAAGTTTAAAATGGTTTTCAAAACAGAGAACATTACGAAAATAATGCCTGGTTCTTATGATGTCTTTATCTCATCAAAAGGTATTTCACACTTTAAAAACAAAACTGTTCCGCTTCAATATTGGGTTACAACTGAGGCAGGCTCTAAATTTGAAAAGGGTAACTAATATGCCGTTTGATATTACTCGTGACCAATATGTTGCGGTCTTAGAAACGGAAGTTGAAACTCTCCGCAGATACTACGACCCACAAGCTGAAGGAACAGGCCACTTTAACACGGCTATTGGAGTTCTACAACATCGTATTGATGAGATTAAGAAAGGAAATCAAAATGCCGTTTAAAATGTTTACAAATGCGGTTGAAGGACATGTTGATGAATCAATCGCAATTAATCCAGACCACATCATTAATGTATTTGAAAGAGTTACCACAGTAGCAACTGCTGAAGGAAATAAAGAAAAGAAAGTTACTATTCTATTTGCTGGTCCTGTAGGCTCTTGGGAAGTAAAAGAAGATTACTTAACAGTAGTTGCTCGTTTGAATGAGCGTGACTAAGTATTTTATTATGAAGTATATTGTGAAAGAATTATATTATGGAACACCTTTTATGGACAGAGAAATACAGGCCTCAAACTGTTGACGATTGTATTTTACCTGACCGCCTGAAACAACCATTTCAGGAATATGTAAATCAAAAGCAAATTCCTAATTTACTTTTGGCTGGTGGTGCTGGTGTAGGAAAGACCACCATTGCCAAAGCCATGTGTAATGAAATTGGTTGTGATTTTATGGTCATCAATGGTTCAGATGAAAGTGGTATTGATACTTTCAGAACCAAAATCAAAAACTATGCTTCATCTATGTCGCTTACCGGTGGTCGTAAGGTCATCATCATTGACGAAGCAGATTATCTAAACCCAAACTCAACTCAACCTGCCTTGCGTAATGCGATTGAAGAATTCGCTAGCAACTGCTCGTTCATCTTTACATGTAACTATAAGAATCGTATCATTGAACCACTCCATTCACGGTGTGCGGTTATTGATTTTGGTTTAAAGAATGGCGAGAAGGCTAAGATGGCCTCTGCGTTCTTTAAGCGAACTCAATCTATTTTGCAAAGTGAAAAAATTGATGCTGACGAGAAGGTTTTGGCAGAATTAGTTAAGAAACATTTTCCAGATTTTCGCCGTGTATTAAATGAACTTCAGCGTTACTCTCAGTTTGGCAAGATTGATACAGGCATCCTTGTTCAAATCGCTGACATTTCAATTGATGAATTGTCTAAGCATATTGTTGCTAAAGATTTTGGTGCCATTCGTAAGTGGGTATCATCACATGAAATAGACAATACCTCGCTGTTTCGTAAACTATATGATACATTAAGCGACACTTTAAAACCCTCATCTGTTCCACAGGCCGTGGTAATTCTTGCTGACTATCAGTATAAGGCAGCCTTTGTTGCTGACCAAGAAATAAATACTGTAGCTTGCCTCACAGAAATTATGGTCAACTGTGAATTCAATTAATGAATGATTTATTTTATAATCTATTTGAATGGATAAAAGATGACTGGAAAAGTAATAGAATACGGTTTGCGGTTGAACTCGTTGCTTGGGCTATTAGCATTGGTTGCAGTATCACTATGGCTCTCACCGTTCCCAACCCCCCACTTCTTATCTTATACCCTATTTGGATTGCCGGTTGCGCTATGTATGGTTGGGCTTCCTATACTCGTAAATCATTTGGTATGCTTGCTAATTATTTGCTTCTCGTCACCATTGATACAGTCGGACTGATTAGGATGATGACATGAGCCCATTTGATTATGTAAAAGAAATACTACAAGGCAAGAAGCAACTTATTGTTGATGAATTAACTGAGAAGGAATATGTACCTTTTATCGTAAACCGCAGCCTTTCTTACCATCAGGACTGTGTGTTTTTTGCTAATGAAGTCAATCGCCGCCACCACTTAGATAAAAAGCTTCAGAATGACTTTTTACTAAATACGGTAAGGTCACAGAAACGACCTTTTGCGAAGTGGATAAAATCTGAAAAAAATGATGATTTAGAATGTATAAAGACAATCTATGGTTTCTCAGATTCTAAAGCCCGTGAGGCTCTCCGCTTATTAAGCAAAGAACAAATCCAAAAACTAAAAGAACAAACCGATATTGGTGGATTAAGGAAGTAAGATGGTTGATTTGACACAGTTTATTGAGGTTAGCCTTAATGAACAAGATGATTTTTTGAAGGTGCGTGAAACCTTAACCCGCATTGGTGTTTCTTCACGCAAAGAAAAAGTATTATACCAATCTTGCCACATTTTACATAAACAAGGCAAGTATTACATCGTTCATTTTAAGGAACTATTTGCATTAGATGGCAAACCATCTAATATTTCTGAGAATGATATACAGCGTAGAAATGCAATTGCAAATTTACTAGAAGAATGGGGTCTGGTAAAAATATTAAACTACAAATTGATTGAAGATAACATTGCTCCACTACATCAAATAAAGATTATTTCTTTTAAGGAAAAAGATGAGTGGGATTTAATTGCAAAATACAATATAGGTAAAAAACCTAATGAATATTAACTAACATTATAAAGATATATTATGGTAAAGCGTGATAAAAATTTCAAACTCAGCAAAGAGTCCAAAAGGCAACTTGCTACAATCATTGACCCACTTAGACGAGGTCATTTCAAAAATTCTATGATTGAAGCCGAACTTGCAGCTTCAATCCCATTCAAATCAGAAAAGAACAAAAAAGAAACACAAAAGGTGGAATAATGTCTATAGGTGTTTATAATCATTTTCATAAAAATTTTCCATTTAATTGGAATTCAAAATGGTTGTTTGCTACATATGCTGGCGGCAAAGAACCATTTACTTGGCATTCGCCTGATGAATCTAAAAAATATTTAAATGTTAATCGTGATACTGAAACTATTAATGATTTGAGGCACTATTATTCTCGGACAACAGAAGATAATTTCTTAAAAGCTATGGGCATTTTAGCAACTGAATATTGGTTGTTTAAAAATACACCATCACATGATTACATTGGTGCGGGTTCTTATAGAAGATATTTGTTATTAGATCCAAATGGTCCAAAAAATGTGGCTAAAGTTTCTTTAACTGCCACACAAGAAAATGCTGAGAGGTTTGGTACAGATGAACACCAAGAAATAATATCAGAATATTTTAAAACCTGTGATGTAATAACAAATCATTCAATTGCTATACCACAATCTGTTGAAGAACAGTATTTAATGTATGAACCAAGAGAGTATTGGGATTTATTTAAGTTAGCTCTAAATGAATTATATCCTAAGTATCGTAATCACATGCCCTGGTTCACACATAACAACATTATTAATTTTGAAACAACTTATATTATGCGGCGAGAGTTTTTTCTACAATATGTTGATGAGTTTTTTAGAATTATGAAATTCATTTGGGAAAATTGTAGCGAAATATATCCTACAATACAAACAACTTCTGAACCTTTACCTTGGAGATACCCTGGTTTTATTGGAGAAAGATTTTTTCCATTTTTTGTATATGCAAATTCGTTAAAAAAAATACAAGTACCTTTGGTGATTTTAGAATAGAAAAGAAAATTATATGGCACATATTATAGCAAACTTACCACCAGTTAAATGTTTTGTTCGTAAAGAATTTCTTTATGACTTTGAAAAAGGCCATGGTGAATTAGAATCTTGTTGGTGGGTAAGTATCAAATCGTTACGAGGCCAAGCGTTTCGTATTGAAGCCTATTTGAATGATTATGGTGCGTTATATGATAAATTACCACTACACGCATTTTGTTGGAAACCAATTGAAGGCACTCCACAACCACTAGATGCTTTACAATTATGGGATTGTTTATCATATGATATTACTGTTCTTAAAAAAGCACAGTTACAATCCATGAAATGTAAGTTTAAATTAAAAAATGGAGATTGGATGTATGGCGTATATCTTTTCACAGTTGATAGTGCCCATCCTGATTTTAATACTCTTGATACTGGCTTTTCCGAAGATGTTGAGGACCACAAATCTTATAATTTTATTATGTGTGATAATGGCCAGTTTGCTGCTCAACCAAATAATCGTTTACTTATATTAGAACCAAGTAGTAATCCAAAAGAATTAAAGATGCCAGATTTTAGAGTGGCAACAAAACGATGGTCGGTTGAAACAGATCCAAAATGGGCACTAGGAAACACCAACACAGTAATGTATGAAGTAAAGTAATGATTTTTTTTATAACTGAAGGAAAGAAGATGAATTTTCGTGAACTCGCTAAGAAATTGGCAATAGAATATAAACTCCCAAGAGCCGAAAAATATGATTTGTTTTTACGGGACTTTGATAACAT